ATCATAGGTCAGCCTATTGCCGCGCTGGAAAGCAGCAGCAACGGTGTCAGCGGTACTTCTGGCAGGCCCTTTGTTCTTGTCCATTGGTGCATATACAAGCACCTGATAAATGCCCCCAAATTCATCTGAAGAAGCACTGGCGACACCAACAGGGATTGTGTCACCTGTCAGTAGGCTTTCACTTAGATAAATCTGACCAGCCGTAGGGGTGAATTTACTATTCTCCCAATGTGTCGGCAGGTTGAGCGTGTTTAGCTGCGTAGCGAGAGCCGCGCTAATTTTGGTGTTAATCATCTAGCCGCTCCACAACCTGCATATCCAGAGCCACCTTCTTACCATTATCCAAAAGGATGACATAGGCGATAATATTTCCACTAGCGTCATGCAGGACGCTATCTAAAATCCCTGTGTCCCATTCGGACGGGAACCAGACGCGCTCCCCTATGTCGATCATTAGTTGGCTCTTAGCTGACAGATGTAAATTACGTCAGCGCCGCTAAGGCGTATCGGGTTTACATCCATGATGCGGTAGGTGGTGGCATCAACTGTGGCAAAGCAGCCAACTTCAGGCCGCTCTGCAATCAATTCCAAAATCAGCCGCACATCGCCAGCCAGAATATTAGCCCCATCAATATCCTTCTTCATATATTTGGAAGGATAGCCATTGCCGGTGTAAACAGTGTTAGCTGTCGGCGTCTCAGCTTCGCCAGTGATGGGGTCGGTTGCAGCAGAGCCGAAAAAGGTAATGGTCACAGGCTCACCCTTGGCAGCCAGCAACTTAGAGGCTGTCAGGGCTATGTCACTCATGTGCGGTTCACCGAAACGGAAACAAAGCCACCGTCAGAGCCTGAATTTATGTAGGGGGTAAGCATCCGATTGACGAAAGGATAGCGTTGGGCAGGGTCTGAGTAATCCTGATACTCAACCTCAATTACATCTACCTTTTCGCGCTTCACCCGCTGACCTTGATCTGCAATTAGCACTTCGCCAGCGGCAGAGCGCACAGCCATCTCAATACAGGCTTTGACAACAGGTAGGGGGACAATGTTGGCATCAAGCAGAAAGCGGTCAACATAAACGCTAATACGCGGCCAAGAAAGTGCTTGAGTTTGCGTAACCCTGTCGCCCTTCCATGCGTTCCTGTATGTAGCCTCTAAATAATCAGTGGCTTTGATTAGGGCTTGCTGTTTCAAGGTGGTGGTCAGAGTTGACCAGCCAGTCATACCCCTTTCAGTAACGTAATCGTCAGCAGCAGCAACGCTTGCATAGCTGTTGGAGTTAGAAAGCCCTGCCCCTGTTTCGACCACAAATGCCATGATTAATCCTTACGAGAACGTACCCGCTTGCGAGGCTCTACAGCTTCAGCTTCAGCTTCAGCTTCCTGTATCACTTCATCAGCCTCTTGAGCAATGACAGGCTCAATTGCTTCTACAATTTCTTCACCATCTGTAACTTCCATACCTTGATGGATAGGTGTGCCAGCAGGTGCAAAAACTGCGTCAATAATCTTGTAACCCTGCTCTTGCAGCTTTGCCTTACGGGCAGGATTGATTGGATGCGGTTCGTAAATAATTTTCATCGCTTAACTCCTGTGAGAAAAAGCCGCTGGCAGAGACTTCCAATCCGCCAGCGGCTTTAATCTTAGACCTTACAGAGCAGCGTCACCAACAGCCATAACGCCAGCGGTGTGCTTGATCGACGTTGCAACCTTGTCCCAGTTGGAGCCGGTAGCAAGTTCAGCGTCCGTAGGCGACTTGCCGCCGTTGGTCACATCCCAAGTGTAGCCCTTCAGAGCCAGACCAAAGGTGTAATCAACCTGCATCGTGGTTTCGATGCGGGTCTGGCCGTTGCTGGTGTCAATGTTGCTGATAACGTCACCACCGTCATAAACGGTAGCAGCGCCATCAACCAGACCAAGGACGCGCAGCTTGTTCGGCGTACCAGCGACATACAGAGCCGGTGCGTCCGTCACGATGACGGGACGGCCAAGGATGTCTACAACCTGCACATTGGCGGCAACGAAAAGCTGTGCGCCGTTGGTGAGGTTCTGAGCAATCAGCTTGTGGTAAGCTGCGCCGTTCATCACGTTGGCAACGATGCCCTGCGACATATCGCCAAACAGTGCGTGAGCAGCGTTCATTGCGGTGTAGCTGATGCCAGCCGATGCCGAAACGTCATTGGTGGTAGCAGCGCCCTGATTGCCGATGGCAGCAGCAAGTGCAGCAATGGCAGTGTTAAGCTGGTCGGCAAGCAGTGCTTCAGCAAAGTTGCGCGAAGCAACTTCGATGCCTTCGCTGGTGGGCTTCTGGAGCCACGTCAACTGGCCGGGTTCAAAGCGGATGGGGCCGAAACCGCCAGCAACCTTTACACCGCTGGTGCGAAGCTGCGTGAGGTCGGTTGCAGTGGCCGATGCTTGCGAAGCATAACGATCAACGCGGCGCTGTGCCGAGTGAATTGCAGCGAAGAAACTTTCCTGCAAAAAGTCACCGTCAAAGCCCGAAGTGGTCAGGCGGATGGAGCCGTTTGAAGCGCCGTTAAATTTGTCCACCATCTGAGCGAGAGTTTCGATGGTAGCTGGCATGATGTATTCATTGAATACCTGCATCTGCGAAAGAGACATTGTAGAAATTCCTTATGCTGGAAGGTTCGGGAACATTTGCTTAATTGCGTTTACCCGCTGCGTTTTATCGCCACCAAGGTTGCCCTTGGGTGTGATAGTTTGCTGTGAGCCATTACCGCCAGCGGCTCCGCCGCCAGAGTTTGCAGGTGCAGAAATGAAGTGCTTGCCTTCATCACTGCTTGCCCATTCTGCCACAGCGTCAACGAGCGGCTTATCTCCCATAAGTGCGGAATAGTTGCCTTCTTCAGCCTTAACCTGCGCCTGATTGCGCAGCATAGCTTTTGCGGCTCCCATAAACTCAGAGCGTACACCAGCTTTGACCAGTGCGTCAGTCAGCCCATTGTCGATGAGGTAAGATTGCAATGCGCCATCCTTTTCGGTCAGGCTTTTCTGCAACTGCTCAATCGTCTTGGTGCTGTCTTTAGCCACCTTGCTCAAATCTGCTCTCAGCGCATCAACCTCTGATTGAAGTGCTGCGTGTTCTGCTGGATCAATTTCCGCACCCTTGGCCTTTGCCTTGGCTACCTTAACCTCTCCAAGCAATTCGCGGTTTTTGGCCGTAAGAGCCTCTACCGCCGCTTCAAGTTCTGCAATCCGATCATCACTCATGGTTTTGTCCTCTGGACTAAGTTTGGCCTCTGGCCGTTACGTTGCTCCAGCCCTGCCTTCGCAACCATTGTTAGCTTTATAGCATGGATGGGCTAAAAAGCTAAACCCTGTTTAATATATGACATTTGGCTTACTTTCCATTTCTGGAAATTCCATTTGCACACCCATTTCTTGAGCAGTGTAATATTCGATCATTCCTGCTGATGGCATATATTGAGATTTTTTTTGCGCGGCCATGAATGACAGATTGGCTAAATCAACAGCACCATCCTCAAATTCAATGCCATCAGGCTGTTGGCTTTTTGCCGCAAACAACCCATCAACATAGGAGATTTCGTATGAGAAAAGCCCAATTTGAACGGCAAACATCAATCTATCTTTCTTAGGATTTCAAGCATGAACCTGAAATATTCAGGGTCTTTTTCCGCAAACCCTTTGGCATCAGCAAGGATGCGCTCAATGCCCATTGTCAAAATTTCCGTTGCGCCATCGTCATAAATTTTACCCATATAATGACTGCCTCCACGCCTTTGCCATTCATCTTCATAAGCAACCTCATACCCCTTAAATTTTGGGTTTCCTGTCAAAACACTAAGTTTTTTAGGTTGCTCTCCGCCAGCGCGCTTCAGAAGGAATGAATTTGTTTTTCGCATTATTTCAGGATGGGAAAATTCTATGTCATGCACAATTTCATGCACAATGACGGATGTTGAAGTGTCTTTGCTGATGAAAATTTCGCCATCTATATAATACGCACGGTTTGTTTTATTTCCATTTACCCTGATGCCTTTAGGCATAATGTCGCGGTGTATGAGTGAGGCAATGATTGATGTAGCCTCACTAACTTTTGAACGGTAAATTCGGTTGTAACCAGCAACGACAACATCATCAGGATTGCCGCGCATTCCCTTTGGTAGAGATAGAATGTTAACCATTTTCTGCCGTTCCGAGATTTCAAATTCCAGAAACTCTTTCTTTGATTGCTTGTATTTTCGCTGAAGTTCCAAGGCAGCATAGTACTGGTCATCAATCTTTGAACCGCCAGCCTTCCATTTTTCAAAAGCAGCATCAAACTCTGAAAAATCATCGTTGTAGCGTTTTCTGGCGGCAATATACTCTGGCCCATATTCAAACGCTTTGACCGCAGAGATGGTTTTATCAATGTCATTCTCTGGTGCGGCTGGCGCTGGTTCTGGTGCTGGCTTTGCGGTCATGGATGGGCCACCATAACGGCTGCGCAGTTCAGTTAACGTTAGCGGGTTGCCACGCTGGTCAAGAAGCTGGTTCAGCGTAATCTTGCCAGAGCGCCACAGTTCAGCGCGGCCTACACCAAGCATCTTATCGGCAAACTCAGGCGGCTTGCTGCGCAGGAAGGCGTCAAAGGTCAGGTCAGCTGCAACATAGCCATCCATGCTGGCGCGGGTAGCTGGCTCAATATTGTCCTTTATCCGTCCGTCTGTCAGTTCCTCAAAAGACTTGGTGATTGGAATGAAACTTGAACGGCAGTTCCAGTGTGCAGGTGGGCCACCATTCCAAGGAATTTTGTGGTCTACCGGCTTAAAGTCGGGATACGTCCACAGCTTGCCAGAGCGCACAATACAGATGTCAGATGTGCGGCTGTCCAGCGTCGATACCCATTGCACCTGCTTAATGATGTCAGCGTTGGCTTCCAGTG